GTTGGTAAACACTCTATGATTATGATGCCAACACAATGAAGGTATTCCGATCATCGCAGATAGGAACCAAGTACCGCCAAGATATGCAAAGTGATAATTTGAGTGAGTCATTGTTTCGACAATGTCTTTCATTGTCATTGTATAATCTATTTCTTTTATATCCCAACCATAGGAGTTTGCGAGATCCTCGATTATTGGCATGTAAAGATTTTCATATTGAACCGTACCATTTATTCTGTGTCGAGACATCAGGGGTTCGTGTCTATGAACTGTAACATATTCGTCCTGTGGAGACCATTGTTTCTCGAAATGCCAGAAGTTACCATGCAACCACTGTTCATTCATATGTCCCAGAGTATCGATATGGTAGATACTGATCACTACACCATTTTTAGGTGTGCTCATATTCTCCAGAAAATAAATCAATGTGTCGTACATCGATTCTGCATTCTCTGGTTTTCTCTTCGTGTATTCATCCACTGGAAATAGAATACAAATATTAAAAGGTTTATCTGTTAGGTTATCGTCTGCATTCTGTTGAGCAAACAAAAAGGCAGATCCTAACATGCTCATCAGGGTTGCGTGTGAAGCACATGTGGATAGCGAAAACCTCACTATATGAGAACAGTGAGGTTCCGCGATTCCACTATCGCATCCTTTATGAATTGTTTTGCAATGCCGCAACTTGTGATTCAAGTTCTTTGATCCTCTCTTCAAGTTCCATTACTCGAACCATGAAACGCTCAATCCCAGTCATTATCATACCTCGTTGTTTGTCGATAGACATCACCGTAGTACTGGTTTGCATACTGACTTGCATCAGTCCAGTGGTTAATGTTCTCTTGGTTTGTATATTTATCAAGAGATATCGTCTCCGTTTTTCGGACACGTTGATTGCGTTTCAACTTCTTGTTGAACTTTTCAGCATGTTCTCGGATCACTGCGAGACGTTCTGATCTTGTCATATCTTTTTCAATATTCATAATTAACCCTCTATTCTATCATGTACTGGTAAAATTCCTGCAGTCATACCTTCTGACCTAAATCTACTATCACTGGTTCCTGCAAAGTTTCCACCTGCCATGAACCAACCTTTTGCTCGTTCCCAACATTCTTCAATCTCGTTCCAGACTGCAGGAACTAATTTTGGGTACGGTTTTCCACATGGTCTATCATCAACCAAAAGAACTGGTGGACAATCTGGTTGAGGTTCGAAAGGACCTGAAACGTTGACCACATTCAATTGATTGAACATACTGGTGATACCACCATTTGTACAATCGGTGTCAAATTCTGCATTACGATAAACTGAAATATTTAAACCCATTACGAAACCCTCTTTAGATTACTGTCGTCCACATTAGGAGTAGGGAAAACTAAACCGAAATCCCTAATCATGATGTCTCTGACGTGTTCACGATCAAGACTATCTCCAGAGAAACCTAGACTGTTCTCTTCAGAATAAAATCCAACCTCTTTGATATACTTGCTAGTCGCTTCAAAGATCTGCATATCAGTAGCACCCATATCATAGATACCACCTTTACTGTAGAAACCTTTTACATAATTTACAAATTCCAAAATGTATATCATTGAACTCTCTCCAATTTCACAAACGCATATACAGGGGTTTCAAATGCGGCATCCATCATACCAACTTCATCAAACCCATAGCAAACCATACCGTCTTCTGGTGGTGTGCCTTTATCATAAACAACTAAATCAAATCCTGCAGGGATAGTTCCCACGTAGGTATCGATGTTGGGTATATCAATTGTTTCAACATTAAATTGCATAACGAACAAATCCTCTCTAACTAATGTTCCACTTTAATTCTAATTTACCTTTTCTCAAACAATCGGCAATATGTTCGATGTGTCTGATTGCCGCTTCCTTCTCATCAGAAGCACCTTCTCTAAGATTGATTGCAGAGTTCTCAAGATTTTCTGCCATCTGAAGTTCTGCTTCAGCAAAGTTCAACATGAACTGACCGTCTACTTCAACAGTCATTTTCTTGTCTTTCCAATCTTGGTAAAAATACGCCATTACACTAACTCCTCTGCGTTTAATTTACAATTTGCGTGATCTGCGGCATTGTACAAATCAATGCCCTCTTGCAACAATTCTTTTGCTCCTTCGGCAGTAGCAAACCCATATTCGTTTGCGAAGTCCATAGAACTACTCATCCATGCTTCATCCATACCATGAGTCTGAAGTATGTAAGCAACCATTTGTGCACTAGTCGCAAACCCAACTAAACCGTGGTTACCGTCATAAAACTCGACACCACCGTTTTCTGCCGCTATGAACTCTATATTTGCCATTTCTGATTTCCTCTCTGATTACATATATGTTATCGCATATTTTGAGAGGAAAGTCAAGAAAAAAGTGAAAGAAAGATTCGTTTAAAATCAATCACTTATAATTTTTTTTTCTAGGAATTGTATATTTTTCTTAAATGATCCTCGAACTGATCGACCTTTTCGATTCGATTCGGCCACAGAATATATTCTTTTTCGGGATTCTTTTTAAGATTAGTTAGTAGTGGTAAAATTGCGTTGTACAATTTATCCAGTTTTGCCTGAGTTCCATATGCCTCAGACTTGGCATCCTCGGATGCTTTTTGTTTCTGTTGAACTATCTCAAGTTCGGATTCGTCTACGGCAGTAAAACCAAAATCAAAATCATCGTCCATCAATTGCTCTCCATGTAACGTAGTTTTCCCAGATCCAATAGATCAGGGTAGCAAAGAAAAAGTTGCCAACCATAACATTCTGGGTCAATATCCAAGATGTTAAACCAATTATTATATAATCAGCAACTTTCATTTTAATTAAAAATTAAGTGTTGCGCCAACTTTGATGTCACCCATTTCTGATGCATCAATGTCCCAATGAGTTTTTCCGTACACTTCCCAACCTTCTGTCAGTACATATGTTGCTGACATATCGATGTTTGGTCTAGAACCATCTTCTAGAACATCTGCTAATGCTAGTTCGTCTTTTGCCCATACAGGTATTTTGGATGATACTGCTAGATCGATATTCCAAGTACTAAACCCGACTTCTGGTGTCCAGTTAATTGTTAAGTCCTCTTGATCGATATTGTACTCACCATTGACTTCGTTGTCCAATGATAAACCACCCCAGATCTCTGCAGACATTGCGGATGTACTTGATAAGGCAAGTACTAACCCTGCTACTGCTAGTTGTTTCATATTTTGTCCCTTGCTAAAATTGAAGCAGGACTAACCTTGATCCTGCACGTGCTTATTAGGTAGCAACCCCATGGCGTTATTTATATAAATTGAACAACCGACAGAGGAGAATCTGTAGTTAAGAGAGAGAGGAGAGATCCGTCAACTCTGTCGGTATTCCGATGGATTACGCTTGTAATCCGAAACCAAATCATTTATCAACATGCAAATCCAATCAACGTCTTCTTGATCTAAAGCAGGGACTTGTTTACTGTACATCCCAACAGTGATAGCATCTTCGATACCTTCTCGGTTTACTTTGCCTTTTTTATTCAAAGGAAGATGATGCCCCTCTTGCAGAATATGCATAATCATTTTGGTATGTGTTTCGTCACATAATTTCATGATAGACTCCTTCCTTGAAACTATTTATATGTGGGCAGGATTCGGGAATACCTGCATGTACTCGCACTGTTCGCTCACCGCTAATCTCGCTTTCCAACCTGTCTGCATCCGCTAAGACGATCCGCTAAGATCCTTGGACATTACCTTATGGGCACGAACACCCATTATTCAGTCACCACGATACCTTTCGTCAAAGGTAACTCTAAATCTCCTTCTATAAAATTCTGTTCGGGAAGAACTTACTTACGATCTCATCGATCTTCCCGAAACCAAGACCCTGCTTCCAGAGGAAGTGTTCTAGGTTCTGACTATTCTCTGCAGACCATGCAGAATCGATAACTATGTTTTCACGATGTCTTGCCATCGCAACCAATGCACCCTTCCAATCTTTCATAAGGGTTTGCATAGTCATAGCAAGATCTGTCTTGAAAACAGAAAGTGCCGCACTCTCAGATGCCTTCTCCTGTTCCTGAGACAGTTTCATCTCTGCAATGAGATTGTCCCAACACTCCTGCTTCTGATCATCATTTAGATCATTCCACATTGCCATAAAACCAGAAGTAGGTCTATGGTTACGTGCGTCCTTATGAAGGTCACTAACTAATTCGTTTTCAAATGTATACTCGGTCATATCTCTCTCCTAACCAGTCTGTAATAATTCGCCACATAATCCGCAATCATAACCATGGTATCTACGTCCATCTGCATAGAATTCGTATGGGATTGCATGTTCAAAACAATCGTGTTCCTCTACATTTAATTTAATTGGAGTAGGCATTTTTTCCAATTGTTCAGTATCTAATTCCATTTCATTTCCTCTCACAAAAATTATAATAACATAAACTGATTCGGATGTCAAGCACTTTTTTCATAATTTTCAAATAAAGTTTCTTGAAGTCTGTATGCTTCCTCTTCCCAAGGAAATGCTTTGTACTCTTCGATAGTAGACCAGACGTAGATATATTCTTCTCCACCCCAACCTTTGGTGAATCCGTTATCAGTCAACTGGTTTCTCTCGTACTGTCTCAAGTGAACCATTTCGTGGAACACTGCAGTAACAAGTTCTGCTTCAGTCATTCCTCTTTGAAGATCTATTTCATGCTCACCATTACCTAAGTAAAGATGCCAACCGTCAGAATTCTCTTCCATGTTTCTAAGTGTGAAGTTTACTTCTAGGTTTCTTTTCCTAGGCATCAACTCACGTAATGCGAAGCAAAAGGCATTCTCAACGATCTCTCGTTCTCGCCTAGTTCCACCTTCGACACTATATTCAATCATGATTATCTCCTAACTACAAGAATACTCTAGCACAGTTAGAAATGAATGTCAAGTCTTTTTTTTAATTATTTACTTCTATACGCACATTTTCTGTTTTATTTAATTTTAGATCATCGTGCTTATGGTGGAATACAAACTCTGTGTCTGGAAATTGTCTGAACATACCTTCCCAGATAGGTCTCCAGTTATCGATCAATCGATTGTTATTTGTATTACCACGATCTGAATGTAGAACCAGATCAGTGTAACTACGTAGGTTGAAATCAAATACAGAGTCGAACCCATACAGGTGAACAACATCTGCCTTACCTTTTTCTAATGCCCAGTACGTAGCAAAGTGACCACAGTTTAGATCTGTGTAGTTCTTAGCATACTTTGGTTTCTTGGTGTAAAACTCTTTTATATGTCTGGCAATCTTCATATAAAAATTAGGAAACCTGTCACAGTATGCTTTTGGACGTATCCCACATATCCACTCACCAGGTACAATGATCTCACCCTTATCGATAGATCTCATAAACTTAAAATCAACAATAGCAGTGGCATATGACTTCACAGAAAATGGCGGTAGGTTACAAGTTAATGTCATACCCTTACGTTCATGCTTTTGATACAACGGTGCCATATCACCATTCCCAAGAATGTGTACTACCCTAGGCATTCATAATCTCCTTAATTCTTTCTTTACCTTTTGCCCCAGTCCAGTGAATAATCTTTTTAGGACCTTTGTAGTTATCTAGTTCGACTTGTAAACGGAGTACATTGTACTCGTTTGGCAACTCATGAATATAAGTAAGTTGTGTAATGGGGTTCAACATAGAATGTAGAACTTCCTGATCTCCAACTTCTAAATGATTTTTATTTGCAGTCTTGAGTGCCCACTCTCTTAGTATTCTCGGTTTATCTATGAACCCAACAACACCAGAGTTGAACCACCTCTCACCACGTCTCTTTGTCCATGGTTTGTCTTCTATCATGCAAAGTTTATTGGGAACCAAAAGATCAAACATATCATCAATCTTTCCTTTAACTTCCATATCCATATCTAACCAGATACATTTGCGTACTGGTGCGAAGAACATTGCCTCTGGTTTTAGGAACCACGCTTTCGGTTGCTTGTTCTCCATTTCCATGACTCCGATAATCATCGGATGGTTCTCTACATACTTTCTGCCATCTGGACTCAAACCAAAATCAGCAAAAACAAACTTCTGCATGTTGCCACAATTTCTGTAAGTGGTGATGAACCAATCGATCATCCACTCAGTTTCTTTATCTGCACCTATTAGGAATGCTTGTGGTATTTCTTTCTTAGACATTTTCTATATGATATAAATCTGGATTGTAATTATGCTTTGCTTGGCAACCACTCTCGTTCTGAATAGTTGTAAAGTTATCTCGAACCTCTACGCACCATGTACCCCATTCTTGTAACCACGGAAAATTTGTTTTATTTAAAAAAACATCTGTAGGTGCAGGATTCTTCTGTGCCATTTCCATCAAGTGCCAAGCACCAGATGGTTTCACAATGTATGCATGTGCTCCACCAAAGTAAGGTTTCTGAGTCAGAGGACCCCAACCAATATGTGCAGGTGTGTTGTAAGATCCGTAGGATGGTTTGCCTATCGTGCCAACGTGCTGAAGCATCATTGTGTTTGGAACATGCGTTACATAGACTGCATCGTGTTCTAGAATAAGAAAGTCTTCATTCTCGAATGCACATCTTTCCCAGAGAGAATAATGAGATAGGAATGCCGCCATACAGTTTTCATGACGCGACCACTTCTCTTCGAACCCTGCAGGATCTATTCCCTTTTCTTCCATAATCTTTCGTGGATTATCTTTGGGGGTTGTTGCTTCCCAGTGTTCAGTCTTATGACCAAACTGCCAACCAGACTTTATAGTTCGCTTTGCTGAACTCACAGAGTTCTCATTGTCCATGATCGTAATCACATAATGTTTCATAATCTATCTCGTTGTTGTGGACTTCAGTCCTTGTACCTTTGTATAAAAATCCCTAGTAACTCCCAGATTGTTTATCAACTGATAACACATCAAAGCATCATTAGGCCACATCCCATGAGTCGTAGTAGCATCTATCAATGCCTTTGCTCCTCTCGGTTTTATTATGTATGCGCTATTTCCTGCAAGACCTTGAGGTATATTGAAGTTGTCTATTCTCGGAACAGGTTGAATCTTAGCACCTCTTTGTATTGCAGAATAATATTCTTTAGATCTTCTGGTTGCTCCTAGTGGATTATTAATACCTATTATATCATACTTTGAATCTAAAATAAAGTCATAATTTAACTTTTTTACAAACTCCGCATCGTGCTCAAATACAAGGGCAGGTTCATTAGATTTGTCCACTTGTCTCCAGATCTTATAGTGACTTAGGAAACATGCTATTCGTGAAGACCGCCTCGCAGTCGGGTACGAGCGAAGGGTAAGTCCTGACGCGAAGTCGATACTTTCTCCTTCCCACGGATAAGTCCATTTAATTTTGTAGTCTTTACAAATTTGTTCAACTTGTTCTGGCAATATTGCCTCAAACTTTTCAATCTCAAAATCATTTTTTACCTTCTTTGATGATGTTACTAATTTAGAATATCCTACCTCGGATATGTCATGGTTAGAAAGAGTGATACATAAATGTTTCATATCATATTATAGAAATTACCTTTTGTCTGTGGCATTGTAGATCTTGCTCGTGCCATGTCACCCTCGATCCAACCAAACCAGACTCTATTGCCAAAGGTATTTTCTAATCTCTCCTGCAATTTGTATTCCCTTTTCATATCGAATCCAATAGACTTATTGCCATGCCATTCAACATATAACTTATCTATCCACTCAATAGAACCGTCCTCATACATCTTATCAATGACATCATACTCTGTGCCCTCGATATCAATTGTCATTAGGATGTGATCGTCCTTTTCGAAGTTCTCCATAATCCATTTAGATACATCGACAACAGGAATAACTTTTGTTTCCCCTGACATCATGTCGGGTTTCTTTGTAAGATCTAATGTTCCTGATACTGTCAACCTTCCAACTCTCCACGTCAGTTCGCCATCCTGAGTAGATGCGCCCTTCTTTATGTGGGTGATGTTTGGTACAGTCTTCTGAACTTCCTCGATAAACTCATAGCATCTTGGTTCTGGTTCAAATGCGAATATCTCAAATGCAGGATCATACTGATCACATTTAGTAAAGGTAGGAAACTCACCGCCCTTGTTAGATCCTAAACTGATTAATATCTTTCTCATTATATAATTCCTTGGTTCATAAGGTCATTGAGGTTTTCCTCTCGACTCTTTGGTTTATGTCTTATATGTAGCATGTAAGCATCTTGCGGATCTGGCAGGTAACTGCTATAGTCCCATCGTTCATCCAGATATTTATTTAATTTAAATTTTGCCTTATGACATAGAACATGAAATATCCCTTCATCGACAAAAGGTCTCGGACTAATCTGTTCGAACACTTTACGCATAGCAGGGTTGATCTGTTTTCTCATCAACTGTCTGAACTCTCTTGGCATAACGTAACAAGCACCTGACCATATCGGATACTCTGGATTACCCAGTCTAGGAAACTCTCTACAGAAATTATTCATGACTCTGGTTCTGTGGATCTCATCAAACGAAGCAATACCCTCTGCCTCGAATATGTTTTTATCACAACCCTTTACCATAAACTTGTCGGTATCGAGAACTACAACAACATCGTAATCGTCATACTCTTCATTGATACCTGCACACTTCTGGCATTGAGATCTCAGTCCCTCTTGAAACGGATGTCCAGATAATAACTTATATTCAGCACCCATTCGTTCTGCATATGCAGAGATATTCTTTACACTCTCCTGCACAATGTATGGCATAGGTTTGCCAATGTTATGTGCTTGAGGTTCGAAGTGCTGTAATATAATATTCATAATATATCTTTTCTATGTTCACGTATCCACCCTATCACGTTTCTCTTGCGACCACCACAAAAATGTAACAAGGTTGCATTGGGTGCCGCTTCTTCTGGCAAGTCACAGAACCTAGCATGTTGAGTATTAAGAGGTGGCACCATTTCCAATCTTGACTCCCTCATCATGTAACTCAAAATGATTTCATCGTTTGGTTCTTCACCCTGATCTTTAGATATTATAAACTGTGCTTTGCTTGGTAGGTATGGTCTAATAGTTTGTCTTTGTTCTCGGTTCAGTTTTATATAGTTGCCAAAGAACATCGGACTTCCTTGTCTCCAGTAGTATCCCCACTTTCGACCATTACGACTTCCGTTTTGTGTGTCCATACCTTTTTGATGTAGTCTTCCTATTCCCTTGACATTGAAACAATTGTCGAACCTATTAGTCGCAACCATGTCAGTGTCAAGTAAAAGTACTTGATCATACTTGTCATATTTCTCGTCTAGGAAAATAAGTTTCTGGGCAAGCACTCCACGTTCTTTGCCCATCGGATACCCAGTGACAAGTTCGTAGTCTGCCTCACAAGCATTGGCATATCGCCTGATTGTTTCCGTTGCTAGTCTTGCCCACTCTGGAAGAGATCCGTTCCAGTGTTGGATTATTAAATTTCTTTTGTCCATTCGTGAATCCTATCAGCACTCCAATCACCTGCGCCACTCATTTGTATATGTACAAATTTATAGTCATCATTCCTCAGATCTATAACTGCACGATCTACTCCCCTATCACCAGGATCGTAATGCACAGATGAGTTCCACGTGTAGGGCATTATCTCCCAGTTGAAGTCACAAACTTCTAACATGGCATGTATGTATGGTTGGTCACACATATAAAAATCTGGTAACCCTGCACCCCTAACAACTGCTTGGAACCCAGAGAACTTGAGAAACTTATCTCTTGCTTTTTGCATACCATCCTTAGACCAAATGATCATACCAGAGTTGAATACTTTTGGCAATCCACCTTCAGTCCTAGGCATTGTTGTACTGTAGGTTTTCTCGATAACCTCAACCCACTTCTCATCATTGGCATTATTGATCCCACCACCAATAGTATATTTCTTACGTGCAGACGGTGCATTCCATTCTTCACAGATGCCAACCTCACAACCAGTTGCTTCGAATACTTCAAAGATATTATCAGTAAGTCCCTGTCTTGGGATAACATCAGTATCTGCATACATTACATAATCGTACTCATAGAAACTATCTGTGTAGATAGGTTTGAATGTTCCGTAGTGTGGTGAGTATCTACCGAGATCCGTTCTCCACTTGGGATTCAATTCAAATAGATATTCAGATCCTATTCTCTCTGCATACTCTTTCATGGCATCAATACCTGCTTGATGTCCAGATGTTACTTCACCATCATAGTACTGATAAATTAATGTTTTCATTTTACCTCACATAATACATAGAACTTATGTTCCTAATCTTAGGATCATTCTTTATGATATATTCTTTTGCGGTCTCGCCTTTATATCTTTCTCTGGGAACAGCAAAGGTATTGGGTTTTTCTGTTGGGGGATCTGACATGTATCCTGCCCAGTTTGGTATAATAATCTCATTGCGCGAACCCATCTTAGGAACAAGAGTCATAAACTTATATGTGGGAACAGCATTGAAATCTGTAATGACCACGTGGTCTCCGTCTACCTTAGACATTGCTTCTTCGAAACTACTTGCCCAGATAAGATTATCTTGTTCGTAGTGAAACTTGTTGTTTGATCTGTGCATCACGAACTTTGCTTCACCATGCTTGATTAGCAATGGCGACCAGTAGTGAAAATATATTTGAGCATCAGTGAATTCTGTTACAACAGTTGTTACCATGGTTTACGTGCCTCGATCACTGCAGAATGTAATGCTCTAATAACACCAGGTGTATCAATATTATTAAAATCTGGTACGGTGCTTTGCATATACTGTTTCCGCTTTACATCCTTAAATCCAATATTTTCTAGTGTATCTATCATTTCACTAACACCCCACAAGTGTAGATGCTGTCCCTTCTGATAGAGTAGTCCCAATGCACATTGTTCTCTCTTAGGTCTATGAGAGTTCCCAGACGGTGCAAACTTTTCTTGGACAATATATTTCTGGTGATAGTATTCAACAAAGTCTTTCTCACTTTGAGTTAGTTCTACCGAGGATACCAGTCTCTGGACAAACTCATAAGGAGGCCAAACTGTACGTATGACTCCACCACTTTTGAGAATTCTAAATGCTTCCTTGAAAAAATTAATACCCTGATACTTGTATAGGTGCTCAATGAAATGCTCACTGTAGATCCCATCGAACTGATTGTCAGAATATTGTGTAGGCAGATTTGTCAGATCTACTTTGTCGATACCTGCGTGAGATTCAATATTAACCCCAACCCAGTTTAATCCTCTTTGCTTCTCTGCCGCTATCTCTAAGTAGGTTGCCATATGCTTAACCTTGTGTATTGAAGTCTTGGCATTTCGAATTTAGTACGTGCCAAGAAATGATTAATGTATCCATCAGGTCTACCCTCTTTCCATTGGTAGGGCATCCTATTCCATTTTGTATCTAGTTCAGTAACATCAAACACTGGTTGAGACAACTGTAGGTTCATGTACATTTGTTCTGTGTATCTTGTATGCAAAACATAATCGTCAACCGAAGTAAAATGTTCTCTTGCCTTTTGTCTACCTTCTCTTGTCCAGATCTGTAGACCACCATTCATATATCTAAATCTTTCTTGTGGATATAGTTTAGACTTTGGAAACTGCCAGTCTTCTCCGAATAGATGTTTTCCATAGGCAATGATACCTCTTTGATGTAGAGGTACATCCATAACTCGCTTCAACCAGTTACGTGGATGTCCAGTATGAACACCTAACTCGTGAACCATACCAACATCTTTTATTTCTTCTCTGAATATATTTTGCTTTGTTGCGATCAGCATGTCGAGATCAATGCACAAGATCTTATCGAACTGATCAAAGTAGTCATCATAAAATAACCGAAGTGAGTCGAGTCTCGGATCTAGATGTTTATAGTATCTGTCGTGACTCAACTCATATTCGGCATCACACATTTTTGCATATGTTTGGGCACTCTTCTTTCCTGCGATTGCCCAGTCTGGCATTTCTACCCCACCCATATCCGCATCAAAGTTTTCATACGGAATGTAATACTGAAATATCAAGTTCTTCATAATTTACTTTCTTGGTCTTGGTGCAGGTGCTCCCCCACCGTTTGTCTTCCCTTTGGTGTATGCTTGAGCACCAAAGAATGCTCCGACTAGACCTGCTATTGCAACAAAATACGTAGGTGCAATATCTGCAAGTAACTCTCCAGTAGTTTCATAACCAACAATATCTGCAAGGATAATACCAAGAGGATAAACCAATAATCCCCATAAAGCGAACCATGCCATTTTTCTGATTTGATCCTCTTTAGCATCTTCATTTTCTGCCCTCATCATTTCACGTTCCAAAGCAAATTCCTCATCTGTTACTATTCCATCACCATCTTTGTCAAAGTGTTCGTACTTTGACCCTGCTTGTAGTTTTTTTGGTGCCATTGTGATACTCCTTAATGACGTGTGCTATTTCTTTTGCACGTTTAAATCCATTACGAAGTCGATTGGACTTATGTCCATTCTCAATAAACCAATTAATACTATCTATATCAGAAGAACCGACACTCCAATCAGAGGTCAGTTCTTCGTACTCATATCTTAGATTTAATATTTCAAATATCCCCAAGCGTAGATTCCTTCAAACGACTGTTTCTTTCACACATTGCCCAACCTAGTTGGGACTTCAAATACAGATAATCATCCTCATCCGTTTGAAAACGAATACCTATACCACCTGCTTGTCTCCATCTATGTATGTTAGCAGGTTTGTCATCGATCAGTATGGAAGGACCTCCATCTGCTAGTGTCTCTGCATATTTATGTTTGTTGGCAGTAAACACAAGATTCTCTACTGGTGGCATCAGCATCTTTTCCTCTAACCATCTACGCTTCCAGTATGCAGAGTTGTGTTCGTCTCCGCGTAGTGGTGAAGAACAGATACCATATTCTAAACCATGCTCTCTCGCAGTCATTTGGACAAGTAACATTATTCTTGATGCTTCACCCCTAAATGGTGATAGGTGATAAAAGAAATCAGTGCCCTTGAGTTCATCAAGTGCCTTGTCATAATTTTTAATATCTTTCCAATGTCGTACTCCATTTCTCTCAGCAAATGCCTTGAAGAAATCTGCGAGTACTCCGTCCATATCTAAATAAATCATTTTATAAGATTACTCCACGTTTTGAGTTTCTCTGCTTTCATATTAGACCACATAGCAATATCTTGAGGATCTATTTCAAGATGTTTGCAAGTAAGGTCAATCATGCACTGCAGGTCACCAAGTTCTTTTGCCAATCTGGTACGGTTCTTCTTATCGTCTTCTGGGAACCGCATCGTCTTTGAAACTGCTTGTATAACCTCGCCACACTCTTCCGTGAGTATGACGAGGCATTCATCCATTTGTGACCAAGAGGTATCTGTGTTCATACTTCGAACCCCAGAGGTTCGAGAATCATTTCGATCTCGGTCATTCTTTTTCGGCAAAGCATTTTTGCCCAACCAAGACCTGGTGTGACCTTTTTCTTTTTCTCAAATGCTTTTAACTGTTTCGCAAAATACTCATAGTCTTTCTTCAACTTAGGAGCAAAATACTTTGTTCTTAACTTAGGATCTATCATTACGCAACCTCCTCAAATTGCATTTCTTTTTCACACATGTATAACATAGTGGGTTCATACTGATCAGGTTCATCATCACCAAAAGGTAAGTCCTTCCTGAGATAATCATTCACTGCTTCATTGAACTGAGCATAATACATTTCTGTATATTTCTCAGAAGGTCGATACTCCATGAAACAATCGGAGTCAACGAAGTCCCAGTTGACAGTGCCATCATCATTGATGTTTTCTGGGTTAGTTGCCGCTTTCTCTACGGACGCATAAATCTTACGATACCAATCTTGCATAATATTCTCCTCTCAACAATAATCATTATACATTGCAATAAAACCGCACTCTTGTACGTGTTCTAAATCTTCAGAACCTTCTAACAATTGAAGGTGAGGTGTCATGACTGCTTCCCACTCTTCAGCAGTTTCGCATTGACCAATAGTCTCATGACATATGTTCCAGAACTCTGCAACATTGTCAAGTATCATTCCACTCATTCCCATAACAAATCCTCTCTAATTACATATACACTGTAACATAGTTTGATTCGTTTGTCAAGTCTTTTTTTAATTTATTTGAAAAAAAGTTGTCTTCTATCGTATTCTGCTTTTGTTTTCAATAGCAGATCGACATAGTTGTCCCTATGTTCTTTAAAGACTATAGGTGCTTCATCATCTACGTCCATTACAATAACAGTATTAGGTATTGACATACCTGTACGCTCTTCAAACATAATCGCATAGGCAGATGCTTGTGCAAAATAACTGGAGATCCATTCTTTCTTCTTTACTTTCCTTGACGTTTTAAAATCAACGATAGATGGAACTCCATCAAATTCTGCTATACAGTCACAGCGACCTGCCATACCAAGATGGCGACTAAAAAGAGCAACTTCGAGACCAAAGATTCGTCCGATAGATTGATCAAGAATTGACCGCATATTTTGTAGACTCTGCCTAACATGTGGGAGATAATGTCCAGTGTCTTCATTTTTTAAATATCCTTCTACTATACTATGCACTTGAGTTCCGCGAGAACTCGCACGACCACTAATTCGATTTGCCTCTTCTTCACCGACCCTTTTTCTCCATCTTCTTATGGAGTCTTCGGATAAAAGTTTGAGGACTGTAGTAACGCTAGGGTACTCAGTGCCATCAGGATCAATATAAGAGCGACCTCGTTTTGTCGTAACAGAATCCAAGTCCATATAACCAAGATCCATTTCTTCATGTTGAAACCTCATTAATTAAATTCTTTCATTTGTTCAGTAACGATTAATCTATTTAGCATTTCTGTATCAAAGGATACATTGCCAGTTCCACCTGCGATCAGACACGTACCACCTTGTGGCATTTGTTCGATCACTGCGATCTGTTGATCCTTTGCATCGTACATAACAATGTAAAGTGTGTCGTGCTTAGATCCATCGTTTCTAAACGCATTACCTTTAAAACCTACTATAGGTTGCATTTCGTCCACATACAATTGATTCCACATTTCAATGGCAATCTGTTTATCACCACATGGTACAGGTTTTCCAAACAGTTGAACAATATCGTGAGCACCTGCAGTTGCCATAGTAGTGGACAGTAGAAGTATTCCTATTACTTTTTTAATCATCATTTAATTCCTAACATTTCTTTCGTCATGATATAATCACGAAGAAAATCTGATCTTACAATATCATGCCAGTTAAATGATACCACACTAAAATTTTTCAACTGGTCTATGATCCGTAAGAATCTCTGGATACCATCCCTCTCTGCAGGATCTTTGAAATCCGACTGGAGATAGTCCCCACTAAAAATGACTCTGCAATTTGTCCCCACTCGTGTGATAACAGAATCTAACTCGTGGAAGTTTAAGTTTTGCATTTCATCCACGATAACAACAGCATTGTCAATGGTCAACCCACGTATAAATGATGTTGTCGTAAACTGTAATTGATTGTTGGCAATCATTCTATCGTAAATGTTTACATCACCAAACAGTTCATTACATATTGCTTTGTAAGGAGTTTCAAATACTTCTTTCTTTTCTTCTATAGTACCTGGTAAGAAACCCATGTCTCTTGTAGGTACAACAGATCTAACTATAACGACTCTATCGTATGGAGTCTCTTTTGTTAGAACTGCTTCTATTGCCAAGTACATTGCAACAAATGTTTTACCTGTACCTGCAGACCCAGTAAGAACTAGGTTGTCATCATCATCCCAAGCATCATAAGCAATCCTCTGATTTGTAGTCTGAGGTTCAAATTCAAACATATCGTTGAAGTTTGCTTTCTTCATTTTACTCATACTTTTATGGTATTACCTTCACCAGATGCTTTCTTAATACCACCTAGAAGATCTCTCCATTCGCTTCCTGCCCTCGATACATTATCTCTTGCAGGGCGACCTGATATCTTGGGTGTGCTTAACATCTGATACAAGTCACCGTCTTCTTTTAAAGTATCTTGCAGATCGTCCCAAGTCATTTGAACTTCGAATTCTTCTCCAGTGGAAATTCTTTTTAAATTATAAATTGGCATTTGTTACTCCTGTGGTATTATTTATAAACCAATTAGGAACCTCTCTCTTAGTCCATACCATTTTGAATCTATCCTGTTTAGTCTGATAGTATTCTCTGTAAGATCTGATTGTCTGACCTTCATGCATACACTGTGGTTCATGAGTCATTGCAAGTTTGAAGTCAGTCATTGGTACACGTGGAATATTCTTAGGTGGTTTGACCAACCAATACTTTAGTCTCTCTGTACTGTGTGTCTTACCATAGCGATATGTATACTCGTCAAGTAAAGCACAAAAGTGATCATAGTGCCAACGATAGTTGTACACTGATTCCATAGTCCATACTGTGCAAGGATGTTTATGGTGTACTGCTTTGTAGAGTACATCTTCCATCTCTGGATTTTCTAGTTCATAGTATTTGATCATAGTCTTACCTGATACAGATGGACGTTTAGTCTCTACACCATCGAGCATACGATGTGCAGTAGATAACATCTGTGCAGATTCTACAATCATTTTGACAACGTGCTTGTCACACTGTGACTGTGCAGCAATCTTAGGATTGTGATCTAGTATAAAAATATTCATAATATATTCCCCCGCTCATATAACGTAGCTTTATTATACAGGAGTTTTCAGATTCTGTCAACTATTATTTTTTTATTTTAAATTAATTTCTTTTATCGTCTTCAATACAAATTCCCTCTTCTTTATAATCTTTTGTGCTCTTGTTAGTTGTCCTCTCTTTTCTAGTTTCTTAGCGTAAATGTCTAGTTCTTCGGAGTCTTTTTTCAAACGTTCAAGTTGCGCTGTTACCATTTGTATTTCCTATAAAAAAAGAGCGTACACGAATGTGCACACTCTGGTTAGTGTTAAAATTAAAAAGGTGATTTAAGTCGTTAACCTTGTAAAAGGCCTGGGAAAGTTTCCTCAACAATTGCTCTAGTCAAACCTTTCGGTGTTTTCTTGTTTATCATATCAACAACGATCTGAGCATCTTGGGGATGTATACCTTCTAACATTAAGAGAAACATTCTCTCTTTTTTAAATTGAGGTGTTGTCTTTTCCATACCCTCAACGAAATACTTAAACTTGCTATTCTGTCTTCGTAGATCTGTGGGATGGTTATGTGCCTCTGAAGGAGTATACGGAGGGTCTCCATCTGGAATAATCCACTTCAAGGATTTATCCATGGAACCTCTGATAACATCTTTTAATGCCCAACTTTCATTGGTTTTTAAGATTTTAATCTTATCATCTTTTTTCTT